CCATCCCAATACTTGCTTTTATAAGTTGGCATAAACTTGGCACCAGGTACCTCAAATGTGAAGTAGTCTGCTAATTCATAATAAACGTGTATATCAGATTCGATATGAAGATGCACTTCATTCTTCTTTGATATCACCAAATTAGTCATAATCTCATACCAATATAAAGTATATAGTTACCTTCTGGGATCCTCAAAATCAATCCAGTAAATACAATCAACGGGACAAGTATCTATCGCTTCCTGAATGAGTTCAGGACTATCACCATCCTGTCGAATCGCACGGCTCTTACCTGTTTCTTCTGCAACAATAAAAGTATTTGATGCAACGTGAACACAATATTGACAACCAATACATTCTTCCTCATCTACCCAAACTGCCTTTTCACACAACTCTCCACCAAGACAAGGTTCATAACCTGTTATCTCAGTGTTATCAAATACTTCAAATGCTATTCGGGGATCAATTTTTCTTACGCTTAAGTTGTTTGATTACATTCTTTGCTTTAATCTGTTTAGATTGTTCTGGAACCGCACCTTTTGGTATATTTTCTGTGGTTGGAGCACCTAATTTATTTTTTGTAAATGCATCATCTATTATTTTATCACTTGGATGAAACTTATATCGTGGTGCTTTATATATTTGACTGTGTTGATCACCAGTATTTTGTATAACTGTTTTTGAATTTTTATCACCAGCTAAGTTTGCTCCTCTTTCTATTTTTCTATTTAATTTTTTACTAGAACCTCTCATATCAGTTTGCCTGATTTCTGTTGGATTATAATATTTCACTCCTTTAGATGTTCGTACTAAATTTTCACCTTTTTGACCTGGCACACTTCTTTGAAATTTTCTTAAAATATTTTCTGCTTCTCTTCGAGGTGAAACAAATGGATTATCTGCATCTCCCCTAAATTTTGTGGTTATATCCTTAAATTTCTTAACCACACTTTTTGTTATCGGATATTTTTTAACAGATTGAAGTCCCTTCTTTAATAAAAATTTTTCAAACTTATTAAGTTCTGTGATAAATTCTTTGTAAGTTTTCATTTTTTTAATTTGAAGTCTTTAGTTACACCCACACCTGCCTGATAGTTTTGTGGATTTTTTCTAGCAAGTTCTACTGACTTTAGACCACCGATAATATCAGCACGATTAATAATATGTTTCATCATCTTTATCTAAAAAAGTCTTTATACTCTGGATTTTTTTGAAATTCCTTTGTGGTTTGATTCGTTATGCCTCTTTTATTTTTTAACGCATCCTTTATTTCTTTTTTCCCTGTTCCAAAATCACCACCAACACCTCTTCTATCACCACCAATTTTACTATTTTTTCTTTGACGGTCAAGCATCTTATCAGTTTTTGGTTTCAAAAACTTTTTAGCTAGATATGGAGCAGCGAGTGCACCCCCTACAACTAGTGCTGTCTTTAAACCTTCGTTGAATTGTTTAAAAGTTTTCATTTATTCCTCAACTTTTTAATTTTGTTAATGGCTTTACCACCATACTCTATACCTTTATCAAATACTTTATCTACACCTCTTGAAAATGCATTGTCTGTACCATATCTTGCAATACTTTGACTTGCTGAACCAAGTTTAGATAAGTTTTTACTTGCACCTAATGCCTTCATTCCTTTAAATACTTTTCCACCTGGCACTGCACCTATTGCATTTATCGCTGCTTGTTTTGGTTTACCCTTGATAAGACTCTCTCCTGCTTTATATGCAGAATATGCTCCAAGTGCTTTACCACCCAATGCAAATAATGCACCTACACCCTCTGATAGGTATTGATTATCCTCCTTAAATTGTTTGAAGGTTTTCATTATTCGGCAATGGTATCGTACCAGTCTTGACTCATACCTGAGATAATTTTATCTGCTGAGTCTTTATCTACAGCATACTTTTCATCAATTAAATGCTTCACGACCTTATCATACTTTTCGTGAATTAGTTTTGCTTCTCTTGGTGTAGGTTTCATAGTATTATTAATTCTACTCAGGTATTTATATTATCCAAACCCTGCTTGAAACTTATTCCATTCAATCGCATTCTTAATTTGATATGTTCGATTTGATACTGCACGAATTATCTCTTCTAAAAATTTAAGCATCACATCATAATATTTGATCTTCATATCAATCTTATTCATCTTATCATCTGCATCTAAATGTCTTTGGATTGCATCCTTCTCACGAACCTTATAAGGAAATGGTTCTTCTGCATACACTTCTGCTGTTGCTTTTCCAGTATAATAATTATATCTTTCTAATCTAACCTTGGCATAACTTTCCCTTGCCTTCTCCCGTAACAAAGTAATTGTATTGTAGAGTGTATAGTACTTTGAGTGAAGTTGTGGTATTTTTAATGATTCATCATGTAGATTATCAGGATCGATCTGGGAATCTTTCTCCCACATCTCCTGAATTTTTTCAAGATTCATTTAATGCTGCTTGTCAAATTGTAAATAGTATACTTAAAAGTTGCCTCTGCTGTAAAGAACTGTATATCTGTATTTGTAGCATCAAAATCTAAAGATGTCAAGGATGTTGGGAATAGATCAGTAAACTTTACTTTTGCTACTTCTCTATAGTTACTGTTTAATATTCTTAAAGTTCCATCGCAAAATGCTTCCTTATTATCTCTTTGTCCATCTTTATCTGTAGTAAGATCTTTATATTCTTGTGTGGTCTCTGGAAATCCTAAACCCTTTAACCAAGTATAAACAGAAATATAATTTTCCATATTCTCATCAACCAAAAACCTAAGTGTTAAATCTCCATAAGTTAATCTTTCACCTGGTACATCAATATTTTTTAAATATGATGGTTGACGAGTAAGTTCGAGGTTCAACTCTGGTATTCTAGCAGAATTTGAGAAAAAGTCAACCTTTGGAAACTTCGCTAAGTTAAATTTAAATCCAACACCTGAGAGAAAATTTCGATTATCTATTTGCTTTGCGAATGCAGAGTTTGCCATTATTAGTTTTATTTGTATTTAGATTCAAGTCAGATTGAAAAATTTATCAAGAGTTCCATCACCTTTCCATTCATTTAATTTATCATTTAATTTTACGTCAATCATTTTTCCATTGCATGGAACTTGAATGCTAAGATCAAATGGTAAAAATGTATCTGTAAATTGTAAGTCTGGACAAATATCATTCATCCATTTCTCACCTTCCTCATAAGAATTTACATAGGATTCTTTTAATTCTGTCAATGATTCTTTCCAAGTATTAGTAGTATCTGTACCGTCATAAGAGGTTGGATACCAAATATCCCAATAATTAGCAATACCCATTGTATCTACCATAGTTTGTGGATCTACATTAAAATCTGTATGATAATTCTTTAAATATAATTCAAGGTTGTTAAAATATTTGTCCATAATTAAAGTACCAGTACCAGGATTTGCTCTTAACGTTCTTCCATAAACTTGAACTGGTATCATTGTGCGTATTTCTTTAGGTTCTCTTATGCCCCCAATTACCATTGCACCTAGATTATTAACACTAATACCCGAACGTGCCCTATTGACAACTATCAAATATCTTAAAGGATCATTTTCATCTAATAACCTTTGTTTAATTTGTTCAAAGGTTTGAATAGACTCACAATTTTTAGGATCAGCTGATAAATCCCATATACGATTTCCACCACTTCCTTTTTCTTGAAGTGTTGCAATCATTTTAAGATTTTCATCATATCCAAGTTCAACCAAATATTCTGCTATAGTTTCAACCATTCCTTTTTGAGGTAATAATTTTCCTTTTTTATTTCTCTGACCATAGTTTGAATGTATAGGAGAACCCCAAACACCTGCTTTTGTTCCACATGTAAACAAACCTGTTAATTTAGTTTTGATATTAGGATCCTTTCGTTGAAGTTCACGTAATTTAAACTCTCTAGAATATAAGGAATCAATTGCTTTAGCAACATGTGGTTGTACAGATTCAATAGGATATCCTCTTTTAAGGTTATATCGATATTCATTTTTCAACCATGCTTGACTAGATATTAAATCTTTTTTAGGAGATAATTCACCACAAATTTCAAACATATCCTTTGTGAAAGAATGAAAGTTTCCATCTTTTTCTTTATGATGATTGGTTGGTGTTGCTGTAAAACCTATTACCATACCATTTTTTTGTGCCCATGCATAAATTCTTTTTGCAGTTTCCGCAGTATATGGTGATATATATCCTGTTGCTTCTAAATATGCGTTATTGCCTTCATCGCCACATCCAATAAATTGATGTGCTTCCTCCACAATCAATATTGATTTATCCTTAAAGTTTTTCAGCATGGATTCAAATTTACCACTTTTTGCCCACGTATTAAATAGAGCGTGAGTAAATGAAAAACAAAAATTACATTGTGCATCTAGATTGCTCATATAATTTTCAAATTCTCTTTGACCTTTATAGTCTGCACTAAAAGTTGGTAAGATAACATTTTTAAATGGAGAAGTTAATTTTCCATCAAAAGTACCATCATCTGCAACTTCATTTGTTGGAGATATTCTAAAAATATATTTTATATTTGGATATTTCTTCTTTACAATATCTAATAAATCATGTCCTTGTAGATAAGACTTTCCACAAGACATCTGTTTTGGAAATATTTTTATTTTACTATTTTTAAATTTATTTTCATCTGTTATTACATTTTTAACCTCTTTCTTTAGGCTGAGGTATACCTTAGTTTCATTAGTCATAATTTTCTGGTGTCTATCATCTCTGAGAGCAAATCGTCCCTAACTTTGATAGAGCATAAAGTTATATAGTATATAGTATCATAAATTTTAAAAATTGGCAATAAAAAAGACTCCCGAAGGAGTCTTTGTAATAAAATGTAATAATTAAATTACATAAGGTTAGCAACTGCAACTCTTCTGTAGTAACGGTTCTTGTTACGTGTAAGAACGCCAAGACCTTGACTAGAAGCGTCACCTTGTGAGAATGGGTTCTCGACAATACCATATCTTGTCTTGAATCCAATTTTTGGTTGGAATGTATCCTGACCAACTGCTCTAACCATTTGTAGAGGAACGTATGGACAGTAGAATA